TTGGCAACTCATCTTCATTATCAATCAACATATTTTTCCTTTTCCTGCAAGTTAAATGTCCTGAGAACGATAAACACGCAGGAAAAGGAAAAATATGTTGATTGATAATGAAGATGAGTTGCCAAGTGAGTTAGACGTAGTTGAAGAACAGCAGCAAGAAAGACTTCCTAAAACTGAGCAGCTTTCAGACATTCCTAATTTCTATCGGGATAAAAGTCTAGAAGATGTTATCAAGATGCACCAAGAGGCTAACAAGCTAATTGATCGTCAAGGTAAAGAAGTAGGCGAGATTCGTAAACTAGCAGATGAACTCATAAAGCAGAACCTCAGTTCTAACAAGCAATCTATTAAAGAGGAAGCACCAGAAGTAGACTTCTTTGAGAATCCAAAAGAAGCAATTCGTCAAACTGTCGATAACCATCCAGATGTAGTTGCAGGCCGCCAAGCTGCCTATGACTTCAAAAAGATGCAAATTCAGCAAAAGTTAGCGCAAGAGCATCCCGACTTTGGTCAGGTTGCCTCAGACCCAGACTTTGCAAATTGGGTGAAATCTTCACCTATTCGCATAAATCTGTTTGCCAAGGCTGATGGTGAGTTTGATTACGATAGTGCAAACGAGTTACTGACTACTTATAAACAGTTACGTGGCGTGAAGGCGAAACAAACGAGTGATGCTGGAGAAGCAACTCGCAAGACTAACCTGAAGGCGGCATCTGTTGATGTAGGTGGTAGTGGTGAATCAGGAAAGAGGATATACAGACGGGCTGACCTTATTCGGCTGAAAATGGAAAATCCGAACCGATATGAAGCCTTGAGTGACGAGATCATGCAAGCGTATTCAGAAGGTCGGGTTAAATAATTAACTTATCGCTTTTTGGAGATTTATCATGCCTTTAGGTACAAATAATGTGACAGTTACGACAGCGGCAACCTTCATTCCTGATATTTGGAGTGACGAAATTGTTGCGTCTTACAAAAAGAACCTCGTCTTAGCAAACTTGGTTATGAAGATGTCTTTCAAGGGCAAGAAGGGTGATGTAGTTCACGTTCCTGCTCCTACCCGTGGTTCAGCGTCTGCAAAGGCGGCTGGTTCACAAGTAACTTTGATTGCGGCAACGGAATCAGAAGTTCAGGTGTCAATCGACAAACACTATGAATATAGCCGTTTGATTGAAGACATCGTAGAAGCCCAAGCATTAAACAGCTTGCGTAACTTCTACACAGCAGATGCTGGTTACTCTTTGGCTAAACAAGTTGATTCTGACTTGATTAACCTTGGACGTTCAACCAATGGTGGCGCTGGTACAAACGCCTATGCAACTGGTGCGTTTATTGGTGGTGATGGTACGACTGCTTATGTTGCCGCAAGCAACAATGAGTCAGCTTTGACCGATGCCGCTATCCGCCGCACTATTCAGCGCATGGACGATACCGACACTCCTATGGATGGTCGCTTCTTCATCATCCCGCCCTCAAGTCGCAATACTTTGATGGGCTTGGCACGTTATACAGAGCAAGCCTTTGTTGGCGGTACTAACAATACCATCCGCACAGGTGAGATCGGTAACTTGTATGGTATCCCTGTGTTTGTCTCAAGCAATTGCGACACAGCATCTGGAACTAACAACGCACGAGTTTGCTTGATGGGACACAAAGAGTCTGTTGTTCTAGTTGAGCAAATTGGTGTTCGTTCACAAGTTCAGTACAAGCAAGAGTATCTTGCCACGCTGTTCACATCTGATACCCTTTATGGCGTACAGATTCTCCGTGCGGCAGCAAGCTCAGGTGCGGCTAAGTCTGCATCTATGTTTGCTTTAATAGTTCCTGCCTAATTGCAGTTGCGCCCCCTGCCCTAGGGTGGGGGGACTTTTTTAATCTAATTAGGAGAAATTATTATGGCAACAGCAAGTGCAGTTGTAACACGTAGAGGCAATGACAGTTTTCGGGGTTTATTCTCTGATACTTGGTCGGTTGTTTGTACTTTAAATGCTGGCTCATTGGTTGATGGCGCTGGTGAAACAGATGATGTAACAGTTCCAGGCGTTGCCTTGGGTGACATGGTTCTTTGTGCATCTTTAGCTGTGGATTTGGTTGGTTTGACTGTGACAGGTTATGTCTCAGCAGCCAATACTGTCAAATTCCGCATCCAAAACGAGTCAGGTTCTACAGCAGACTTGGCATCAGCCACTATGGACATTGTTATTGTTCGTATGGTTTAAGGATCGGGGGGCTTGCCCCCCTTTCTTTTAAGGATAAATATGGCTTTGTTTCGTTGTAATAAATCTGGCAATACAGTCGAGTTCAAATACGACTTTGATATTGTCGAAATGCGTAGGCATCCAGAATATACAGAGGTTGATACTTCTGCTGTTGTGGAGGTGGCAAAAGCTGATGAAACAAAGCAGACACTAACTTTGAAGAAACCTATGGGTAGACCCCGTAAGGAACAACTGTTATGAGTGATATTGATGCGAGAGATTTCGGCAGAATAGAAGCCCAAGTTGAGGCTCTGCAAGTGGAAGTTCACCAGCTGGCCAATGATGTCAAGGCACTCCTTGAGTTGGCAAACAAGTCTAAGGGTGGCTTTTGGATGGGCATGACCATAGCATCAATGGCTGGTGGCGTTATCACCTTTGTTGGTGGAAAGTTACTCCGATGAAAGAGGGCTTACTCTCAGGCGTTGTTTGCCCATTACCTACTCAAGATATTGAGATTAATCTCAAGAATAGGAATAATGCCTTTAAAAACTTTGGCTATGGCGCACCCAACCCTGACGAACCTAATGATGCGTTTTGGCTGAAAAAAGCCAAGATGTATAACGCACCAGTAGACACAGTTAAGACTATGCTATGTGGCAACTGTGCCGCATTTATTCAGACTCCCAAGATGATGGAGTGCATCAAGTCAGGACTAGAGAAAGGCAAGTCTAGCCCTAATGAGTTGGACTATGACCAACAGTTCATTGATGCAGCAGACCTTGGATTTTGCGAGTTATTTCATTTCACCTGTGCGGCTACAAGAACTTGTGACGCATGGAAATCAGGCGGTTCTATCAAAAAGGATACAAAATGATGTACGGAAAATCAAGCAAGATGACAGGCTCAAAGATGCCTAAAAAAGATAGCAAAAAAGCTATGCCGATTGCCATTATGGTGGCAGTTGGTAAGCCAAAGGCTATGCCTATGCGTGGTCAGCGTACCGCAACTAACATGATGAAAAAATCAGGGAGAAGTAAATGAGTTCATTGTCTAGCGCAAAAACACTATTAAATGCAGTAACTGCAACTGGTGCATCTACTTCCGTCCAAATTGATGGTGGTCAACCAGTATTTCTGCAAGTCTCTGGAATTACAAGTGCTACTGTTGTTTTACAAGGTAGTCTTGATGGAAGTAATTGGTCAACCCTTGGCTCTTCTTTGACTGCTGACGGGATGGTTACTGTTGCCAATGCACCTAAATATGTAAGGGCTAACTGTACAGTTTATGTGTCTGGAACAATCACAGCAAAGGTTTTGTACTAGTATGAAAAAGACCAAAGCACAGGCAAAGATTAGCAAGGTTATGCGTGAGTACAAGGCGGGTGAATTGCACTCAGGCAAGGGTGGCAAGGTTGTTAAGTCTCAAAAGCAAGCGATTGCTATTGCTTTGTCTGAAGCTGGAAAGGCAAAGAAGAAATGAAACAAGGTTTATATGCAAATATTAATGCAAAAAAGCAAAGAATCGCTGAAGGCTCTGGTGAGCGTATGCGTAAAGTTGGTAGCAAAGGCGCACCAACTGCTCAAGCGTTTAGGGAGTCTGCTAAAACTGCAAAGAAACCAAAAAAGGTGAAGTAGATGAAATCTCCAATTTGGCAAACAAAAGCTGGTCAAAATCCAAAAGGCGGCTTGAATGCCAAGGGGAGATCATCCTATAATGCAGAAACTGGTGGTAATCTAAAGGCACCAGTAAAGTCGGGGGACAACCCTCGCAGAGCAAGTTTCTTGGCTCGCATGGGCAATATGGCTGGTGCTGAGTACAAGGATGGTGAACCGACAAGACTGCTTCTTTCGCTCAAAGCATGGGGTGCATCCTCAAAGGCTGACGCAAAGGCAAAGGCTAAGTCTATTTCTACACGAAATAAGGCAAAAGCGAAATGAGAGCATTATCAGTTGGAGTTAGTCCCACAGCGGCAGTAGACACAACAGTCTATACGTGTCCTAGAGGCTATTACGCCAAATTTACTGTAATGTACATTCACAATACAGGCGGGTCTACCAAACATATAACTGTTCAATGGTTTGACGCAAGTGCTAATACCACTCTTGATATATTGACTAATTACGATTTCTCATCAAAAACCTATTTGCAGTTTGATGGCAATGCCTATATTGTTTTAGAAGAGGGCGATAAGATCAAAATAACTACTCAGTCTGCAAGTTCATTCAGTTTTATAGCCACATTTGAAGAAGAAGGGTTGACTAGAGCATGACCTACCTAGAACTTGTAAACGATGTGTTAGTGCGCCTCAGAGAGCCTGTGGTCACTACTTTCAGCGAAACCACCTATTCCACCTTGATTGGCAAATTTGTCAATGATGCCAAGCGTCAGGTTGAAGATGCCTTTAGTTGGAATGCCTTGGGTGCAACCATCACAGTTACAACTGCCGCCAGTACCTCTACCTATTCCCTTACAGGAGCTGGTCAGAAGTTTCAGGTTATGGATGTAATCAATACAACTAGCCTTTTGGGGCTAACAAATATTAGTTTTGTGGACATGAACCGCAAACTGAACTTTGCGCCTGTAGCTACTGAAACACCAACAGAATATGCTTTTGATGGGGTAGATGGTTCTTACGATACACAAGTAAAACTCTATCCAATCCCTAATGGTGTGTATACAGTTAAGTTTATGCTGACTGTTGCACAACCAACATTGGTATTAGATGCCACAGTAGTAAAAGTTCCTGATGTTTTAGTAGTCCAAAACGCCTACGCAAGAGCATTGGTAGAGCGTGGTGAAGATGGTGGGTTGTCTTCCTCAGAGGCGTATAACCTGTATCGGGCAATGTTGTCTGACTATATTGCTTTGGAAGGCACACGCTACCCAGAGAATCAGGAGTTTGTCAGCATATGACGCAAAGATTGCAGACCTTTAGTGTTCAAGCCCCAGGCTTCTTTGGGCTAAACACGCAAGACTCTCCTTTGACATTGGAGGCGGGCTATGCGTCTATTGCCACCAATTGCGTCATTGACCAATATGGACGTATTGGCGCACGAAAAGGTTTCTCAAGGGTTAACTCATCTTCTGGCAACTTAGGTGCAAACGACATAAAAGTCATCCATGAG